TAGTCACGGAGGCCCGAGAGCATCGTGAGATCCTCCACATCTGCGATCCCACGACCCGGCAACTGGTGGAAGTCCGAACAGGACTTCCCGTCGTAGTCACCGTCCTCCTGTTTGTCGTCACCGTAACTGGTCGAATAGCGGTTCTTCCGACTCCGCCCACGGCTTTGTCTGTCCCATTCAGGCATCGTTAGTCACCACTCGGGGGCTGCACGTGCTTCGGATCGACCGGCTGCTGCTGGTACTGCCACGCTTGGTAGATGCGTCTCAACGACGCTCTCATGCTGCTCATAGAGCCTCCAGAGCGTCGTCCAGGTCGAACTCCTCGGTCTGGTCCTCACCTTTAAACTCCGTCTCACGATGGTTCTCAGGCGGGTCTTCGTCCAATTGTGCGTCCTGTGCTGTCATCCGCTCGGTCGGGTCTTCCTCACCCGACAGATCAAGGTCTGACATCACTTGCGCAGAGGGTCCAGTCACTAATAAGTGTTTCGGTCTGGTTCGATAACTGAGAACTATGATGCGGACCGACCGCAAAGCTGAGTCGCCCTCGACCCGTCCTCAGAGTGCTGCGAGGACGAAGCCGATAGCGAACGCGACCATCAGGAGGATCGTGATGCCCTCGAACGTGAGTACCAGTGCCCCTGCTACCTTGCCAGATGTGTTGAACTCGTCATCGCTCATGCATCCTCCATCTCCGTGTATCGCTGCGCGACGAAGTCTCGAAGCTCGGTGACCACGTCAGCGTAGAGAGCCATGTCGGCTCGACCGATGTCGCTGAAGGTGTTGTCCAGCACCCACTCCTCGTGTCCGTCGAGGACCCTGTCGACGTGGTCCATGAGGTTCGTGTCGTCTGCCAGGGCACGGGACAGCGCCTGTCGGTCGTCCTTGGACAGCCCGTACTCCGACTCGCAGTGGCGTGCCAGCACGTCCAGCAGGATGTCGAGGCCGTCGTTGCGCTCGACGAGGTGCCCGGCCAGGGTCGCAGTGAACGAGTCGTAGTGGTCGTACTCGTCCGGTGAATCGAGGCCGTACGGTGCCACCGTCATTTGAGGGTCACCTCTAACCCAAGCCCGACCCACTTCGTCTTCTGGACTGACACATCGAGTTCGTCCTCCACGAACGACTCGAAGTCGTCCTCGGACTGACCGTCGATGAGTGCCCGGAAGATGGCCTCCGTGCTGTCCCCGTCGATGTAGACCTGTTCGGCTTCGTCACGATTCTCCAGCGCCGTGTGCGTGTGCGAGATGTTCTGTCGCGTCATCGTGTGCTACGTATGGTGTATAGTGCGGTTAGTACTTGAATGTGTCGGTTACAGGCCGGACCCCTTCTCGGCTATCTTCGTGGCTCGCTCCTCGATTCGGGACTGACGGAACTCCGTTTCGGCAGCGACCTTCGCAGCCTCTCGCTCGATGAGGTCCGATTGGTCCAGTGAATCGGTTCCCAGGCCACCGGCACTCGACTGGTGAGCCATCTCGACCACGTGGATAGCCCAGTCCGTAAGCGACTTGTCGTCCGTCATGCTTCGACCTCCCGGTCCAGCGACGGTGAGCAGTCGTCGCACAGCACATCGACGAGGATGCCACTGTCGCCACCATCCTGGTATTCGTGCGTCGAGTGAACACCTTTGGTGAGCGTCGTGGTGAACCGGGAGTCGCACTCGGGACAGATAGCCGTGTTGTCCCATTCCTCGGGATGGTCCGCACGGATACGGGTCATGTCTTCGGCAACGTCGCCGTTGCCGGATCGTCGATGCAGAGTATCGACGAAGTACTCGACCTCGCTTCCCACGAAGTGCGGGCACTTGAGGTTCGTGCAGTAGAACGCTGCGTCGTCGTATCCCTCGGGATTCAGGCCGAGGGACAGGACCATCTCGCTTTCTCCGCATCGGGGACAGCCATCGTGCACACTCGGGGTCATGTCTGACGAGCCATCGGCGCAGTCAGCACTGTCGGCAGACTTCAGGCTGCCGAAGTCCACGAGCAACACGCGGGTGCCCGTCTCTCCCATGCCACGGTGGAAGGTCGTGTCGGAGCCGATTTCGGAAACCTTCGGTTTCCGTGAAGACGATCTTTGATCGTCTGAGGTGTCGATGCGTTCGATGTCACTGTACCGCTCGTCGTAGGTCGTTCGAATCGCAGGTGCCGTCATGCTACACTCGAAACGTGGGGAGCTATCGGGATAAACCCTTCGGTCGCAGGTCCGGATGATAACTGGGGCTAATGATGCGGACTGATGCGGTCGATCCGGATCATAACTGACGAAAATAAAATATGGCTCTGTTTCAGTCCATCCGGCGGTAGATGCGGGCCTCATCGAGGTACCCGTGCGACTGGAGTCGGTGCAGCACCAGTTCGTGCAGACGAATCCGCACGTCGAGACGCTGATGCTCCGGTCCAGGCCGGAAGTCCGACACGTTCGTGACCGACAGCCGGTTTCCAGCTTCGTTGAGTACCATCTGAAGTCCCCCGACCTGTATCTGGTACTCGGTCGCAGACGGACCACGGTCGACTTCCTCGACCATCGAGTGATCGGACGATGCGAGCGACTTGACCCGCTGTGCGAACGAACACCGACCGTCCATCTGGATGTGGGCGAACCCGCAGGACCCGAACCCGTCGTACTCGTCGGGGTCGAACTCCCACGCCACGTGTTCGGCCACGTCGTCCAGCGTCTCGGTCAGATCCGACTGTGCCTCCGTGAGTCCGCTACGCTGGATGCTCATTACGCCGACTCACCTCGGTTATGTCGGCTCATCAGGCGATGTAGCCCATAGCGAATCGCCGTCATCGGAGCTTACTCCCCTTCTTGGCTGCGAACATGTATCCAGTGTTCGGGCACGTGAAGTGGCTCCATCGCTTGTGACCGCCGGGCACGTCGTAGCCCACCTCGCCGTCTCGATAGTCGGCTTCGTGAACGTCGTCGCAGTGATGACAGTCCACGAGCGCGCCAGTCTCCACGATGGGATAGCCACGCTTGGACGTTTTTCCGGTGCTAACACGCTTCTCGCCGTCGACGATGGTTTCTGCCATTGCAATTGATACGTGGGGGCGGATGGGGATAAACCTTTCGAAACGGTGTCCGGAACATAACTGACGATAATAATGCGGACCGACGCCCGCTCCGGATCATAACTAACAAAAATATCAACCAGTGTGCTACGGCATGGGTACGCCAGCACGCTCGGGGAGCGACCCGAACCATGCGTCGTGCGTGGTGACACCACCTCGGCTGGTGTCGAACACGACCCACTGCGTCATGAACCGCGACCCGAACTCGTCGGACACCGGAAGGTCGTCCAGTTGTGACACCTGATTGAGGTACTTCTCGGGGACGACACCGGTGTATATGTCGTCCTTCTCGATGCCGAGGAACTGGCTCACGTGCGTGTCGATACAGGCCATGTGAGGCACACCGAGTTTCGCAAGTGCGTAGGCACCCTTCGCCATGCCGACACCCATGAACTCGTCGTTGATGGCACCGAGTGCGTCGGCGTACTGTTCGGACTCGATACACCGAATAACGCGGTCTGCGTCGGACTCCGAGAGGTTGTATAGGATGTACTTGGCCTTGTTGTTACAGTAGTTGACACCACTGTTCCGTAACACGTCGGCCAGCCCGTCCTGCTCACGTGCGCTGGTTTCGAGGACGTTGAGATAGCCCGCTTCGTGCTTGTTCACAGCGGTCTGCGTCGAGATGAGAGCGAACGTCGTTGCCTGCTGGAGCATGATGCGCTGGAGCATCCTGTCAGCATCGAGGAACGCCTCTCGGGTTTCACGGACCGACTGCTCGATGCTGTCGTACACGTCGCTTTGCTGGCGGTACTGCGCTAACGGCGTCAGGTCTTGCGCCATACCTGTACATGGGTCGGGCATCACTTAGTTGTTTCGCTTCGGTATCCGAGGCATAACTGAGAGTTATGATGCGGACCGACGGCCCGCTCCGGATCATTACTCAGAAGAATAGCGACTTCGTCAGGGCCGACGCCCGCCCTCGTACCCGAACACGTACCCGCACGACTGGCAGTAGTATCCGGTCGGATTCCCGTACTTCCAGTCCGCCATCTCGCTCACGATGGGACCGCACTCCCCGTCACAGTCGCCTTCGGACTTGTCTATTTCCATTTGAATCACCCAGTCGTGATACCGGACTTGGTCTTGCCACAGTTCTGGCACTTGTACCGGTTCGGCACTCGGGTCCGACGTGACGACTTGATGCACTCCCAAAACTCGTCCTTCGGTGCGCCACACTTCGGGCACCGGCGACTCTCGTCGGCCGACACAGTAGCGACGTAGGAGCCGGACGGACGGCCCCACTCACCGAGCGTGAACAGTTCCCCGGTCCGATTGCACAGCATCGTGTCCTGTCGGGCCAAGTCCTCGGCCACGTCCTGTATGACACCGGGGTCGTCGTCCTGCCAGTTATCTTCGACGTAGTGAAGCAGCTTATCGGCTCGGCTCGTGTCATCCAGCCAGTCTTTTTCTGCTCCCTCACCATCATCTAACCACTCGATAGCGTTGTCGAGGACTTGGGCCAGACGAACTTTCAGGTTGGTCGAGATGGGAATCATCTGCATGTGGCGAAACACCGGCTCCGGCTTGAGAAGGTACTGACTGCCATCTATCTCGATGTAGCACCCGTTACCCATCTCTTTGAGTTCTACGGTGCGCCCGTCGTCTAACTGGACCTCATCTGCTCTGTCCATGTGAACACAGAGGGCCGGGGTACACATAAACGTGTCGACTCGGTATCCGGAACATAACTCAGCGTTATGATGCTGACCGGACGCCGTCGCTCCGAACGATAACTGAGAATAATAGAAAAGCCGTAGATTTGCAGATTTCAGCCGGGGTCCTGTCGAAACAGGGGGTGACCGGCAATCAGCAGGTCAGAGCAGTTCCGGTCCCTCTCCACCCGTGAACACTGCCCACGGATTCACGGGCTCGTCGGAGGCGATGAGCGATTCCCGCTCGACTTTCGACGGGTCCTTCTCGAAGCGGTCCCTCATGCGTCGATACCTTCGACCTCGCTCTCCTCGACCCACGGTGCGTCACCACTCTGGTCCGACAGGTCGACGCCGTCCTCGGCTGCCTGCACCTGCACTACGTCGGTCCCTCGGTAGGACTCGGTATCGATGATTTCGACTTCGATGCGACCATCGCCATTGGGGTGAGCTATGTCTCCCATTGCAATTAGATACTGGGGCGACGTACATATAAACCTTACGAATCGGTGTCCGGAGCATAACTGAAGCTAATGATGCGGACCGACGGCCCGCTCCGTGTAATAACCAAAAATAATACCGATCCGGCTCGGCAGACTATGCCGGGGTCGCCACCGCCTCGAACGACTCGTACTCGTTGCCCTCGGTATCGATGAGGGTATCGTCGCGCTCGACCAGCATGATTTGGTTGAACACGCTCATGGCGTCGATGCGCTGGCGAAGACGGCCCGCCTGGAGGTTCGATGCGTTGGTCACCCGGTCCGAGGCCCACGCCTCGTAGAAGGTGATGATACCCGACTCCTTCTCGCGCTCCGCGTAGACCCACTTGTTGTAGGCCACGAGAAGGGTGCGGTCACCGTCCTCCTCGATACGGAGCTTCCGGTGTTCGCCCGACTCGGCCCCGTCGATGAAGGCGTCGAACAGGCGATTGTAGGTTTCGGCGGACTGTGCGTCGTCGTCGGCACCGGGAACGTCGCCCCGGTTCGAGGTGTTGTCGCTCATGGTTGGAGCAGAACGCGGAGTGCTAATCTTCCGCGCCTATCTAAACGGTGGGGAGTGATACGTATAAACCTTACGGAACGGTGTCCGCATCATAACTGGGGCTAATGATGCGGACCGACGGCCCGCTCCGCGTAATAACTCAGAAGAATAGTGATCTGCTACCGACGAACCTCGGTCCTCGGGTCGTTCCCGTCCGAGTCGTACCACAACCACGACTTCCCGTCAGTCAGATACAGGGTCCCGTGGTCGTTGGTAAACCCCGGTTCACGTTCTGTTTTCGAGTGCCACTTGCCGGGCCACGACATGTTACACCAGTTCCATGTCTATCTTGAAAATCTCGATGAGAACCGCCTCCTCGTCGAGCGTTTCTTTGACGTACGTGGCCTCTATTTCGAGGTACTCTTTGAACCGTTCTTGGCTCATGTCGTCAGTATCCACGACGAGGCGGGCATGGTCCTCGGTCGTAAGTCCGTTGTTACCTTCCCAGCCACCAGAGCCGTTGTACCGGCTGTAACCACCGAACGTGAATACCATCTTTGCTTTTACGTCGTCGATGACATCTTCGGCGTATTCGTGCGACGTGGGGATGACGATGTGTCCTTGGTACGCCATTGCAATTAGTACGTGGGGTCGGATGGGGATAAACCTTTCGAACCAGTGTCCGGAACATAACTCGGCGTAATCGTGCGGAGCGGACGCCGTCGCTCCGGATCATAACTCACAGTTATTCCGAGTGCTAAAAATAATCGAGGCCGACTGCTACGTCAACCGAACAGTTCGCCGAGTCCTTCCTCCTCCTGCTCGTCTTCGTCCTCGTCTTCCTCGTCGTCAGCGAACAGTTCCTCCAGGTTCGTGCTGTCGTCGTCCTGCTCCATCTCCTCCATCTCCTCCTCGACCTCATCGATGGCCTCCTCGACCTCCTCGTCGTCCGTGACTTCGTCGTCCGGAATCGCGTAGCTCTCCCCGGTGTAGTCTTTTCGACCACCGTCTTCGGGCGACCACGAGTTTCCGGTCGGTTCCATCTCGACACTGACCGAGTCGCCAGCTTCGATGTTACCGAAGTCCCGAATCTCGGACGGAATCGTGATACACGACGATGCCGTCACGAACGCCGTGAACTCCATCGCTTCGGTCGGTCCCTCCGGGGTTTCGACCCGAGTCTGGACCTCCTGGTTGTAGCACGACCCGACATGGTTCGCCTGGAACCGCGCGGGGACGTGAATCGTACCGTTACTTGAAACAGCCAGTTCCTCCGCGACCGTAACGTCTTGGGTGCTATCTCCCATTGCAATTAATTCATGGAGCCGGTCACGTATAAACTTGTCGCTATAACTATCAGTTATTACGTCGATTCGTGTAACTACATCGACTAATTAGCTGACGTAATGAATATGAGTCAGCGTTATGATGCGGACCGATCCGCTGTCGCTCCGGATCATAACTATGAATTATCCTCTATTACTTCTATCCAGTCCTTTTTACCAGAACCAAAGTCATTTATTTCTGCCGATCGGCGTACTATTTCCTTCATCCCTTCTTTGGACTTTATCAGTTCACTTTTATCATCTCTCAGATCACACCATTTCTCAAAAGAATCAGATTTTGCTGAACTATCCCATAACTCGCCACTGCTTGACCTAATGAGGGATTCGAGTTTGTTACAACTATCGACAGAGGTAACTTCCCATCGCACTAAACCACTATTATCATATTCGTGGATATTTCCGATACCAGTCTGAGATTTCACCGTATGTAGCGTTTCACTATCATCTATATGTAGATCAAGGGTAAACTGTGGTCGGGCCTGTACACCAAACCTATTCCGTTCTCTCTCATAGAGGGCCATCTGAAAACAACCCTCACCAATTATTAGACCGATTACTTGTTTCATGTGTGCATTTAATACTTACACACACTTAAATCTTTTGATTAGTATTCTGATAGTCCTGTTTGTCTCCCAAACGAGCTTCCGGGCAACATTACTTCAAACCACTCCTCATGTTTTGCAACACCTTCACTTCTATTGGTGTCGAAACATACCCACTGAAACATAAAAGTAGAGAGCCTTTCCGAAAGATTCTTGTACTCACCTTTTGCTATTTCTATTGCTTCACGATACTCACTAACTGACTTGTAGTCTTTGGCTTTCACGCGGTCGTCCGGAATCATTTGGGCCATATTAGTGTCGATACACATCACGTCTTTGAAACCGAGCATGGCCGGAATGAACGGGGCCTTGATGTACGACACACCGGCTAACTCGTCGGCCATCAGTTCGACGGCTTCCCACACATTGCCGGTTTTGAGTCGGAAGATGATGTCGTCGCCCGTGTCACTGAAAATCGTGTCGAAGTTCGACCGTATGTAGTCGAATTTGTTGTTTCCGTAGTTGACACCTCTCATCACTTCCCGCAATTCGTCCCACGTGTCGGCATTGCAGTATCCGCGAAATGCTCGGCGAAGGATTGAAATGTCGTTTTGGACCGACATAACCGCGAAGACACTGCTATCGAATAGCATCACTTTTTGGGTGAACCTATCAGCAGATAGGAACGACTCCCGAAGCGTATCCAATTCACGGCTAATCGTATCGTAGGTATCCTGGTATCGCTCGTAGTGTCGGAACGGGTCGGCCATTGTTACACTCGAATAGTGGGTCGACGTACGGATAAACCTTTCGTCTCGGTGTCCGGAGGATTACGCTGACTCATATTCATTAAGTCAGCTAATTAGTCAATCTTGATTGACGTAATAACGCTGAGTTATGATGCGGACCGACAGCGGTCGCTCCGGATGATAACTGACAAAAATAAAAGCGACGACGCCGGTGGCTCCTACTCGAATTTAGACGACTCGCCTCACGGCTACGTCGTCGATTTAAGTGACCCGATGGTCACTCAAAGCCGACCAGCGTCACATCGCACTCGGGGTCCTGTCGCCCGAGTTCCGCGAGGGTTTCGATGGCCGTGGTATTCCGCTCCTCGGCCTCGATGCCCTCCTCCGTCGTGCGGGAGGACCCGTCCTCCCACTCGAACCGATACACCGCCGTCGTGTCGTCGCCGATGGTGGCGGACATTGCAATTGGATACAGGAGCGACGTACATATAAACCTTACGAATCCAACTTCGGAGCATTACGCTGAGTTATCGTGTGGACCGGACGCCGTCGCTCCGCGTAATAACCGAAAATAATACGACGCTGTCCCTATCGACGAGGTGCGTCGATCCTGGTGTTCATGTTGGGGTCGGCACGTCGCTCGTGCATCTCTTGCTCCATTGCCTCGACCCGTCGCTCCTCCCGACACTTGGGACAGTGGTCGTAGCCAGTCAGTGCGCTCACGTCTACGTCGTGACGATGGCAGTAGTCCTGTGCCATACATACCCGTTGTACCCACTATCACTTAGGTGTTTCGCTTCGACCGTTCGAAAAGAGTGGGATACACTCACTTCGGCTGACCACTGGAATGGTCGGAGCGGACAGGCGATATGCGACGGTGGCCTCACACGCCAACAAAGGGGTGTGCGGGCCGATAGGGAAGAATACCCAGTTCTTCCCGCGTCATCGCCCCCGACCGTTGCCACACGGTCAGGCTTTCCTCCGTCTCCATTACAGTGTAGGGGTGCTGGTACCATAAGTGTTTTGGCTGTATGTCCGGAGCATAGCTCACAGTTATCATGCGGACCGAAGACGCCGTCGATCGGCATAATAACTGCGAAAAATAGTGTTCGTATTAGTGCTTCCCGCAGTTGGGACACTTATGAGGTAGCACATCCTCGACGGGTTGGGACCACGTGTTCCCACAGCTTGAACACGTTGCCTTCATCGTATTACAGTCATGACACACTCTGCCCGTCATGGACTGGCGACCGTTTGTCTCACACTCTGGATTAGCGTTACACATGGACCTATTCGAGGAACACTTCCCACGGGTCGTCTCGGCTCTTGTTCGCCCCAATGCGGGCGTTATGGTCGTTCAGAACCCCGAGAGCGTCCGGTTCGAACCCTCTCTCGGTCGTTTCCACGACGATGCCCGCCAGCATGCTGTCACGGACGCCCGTGATACAGTCACACATGGCGAGGTCGTTCTTGAGGCGCTCACGGCGAACGCTGTTGTTGTCAATCTTGGCTCGGGTCGTGCTATGGTTATCTGCTCCCATTGCAATTCAACTATGGAGAGCGATACGTATAAACCCTTCGACTCCGTCTTCGCATAATTACGCTGAGTTATGATACGGACCGACCGCTGCCGTCTCTCCGCACCATAACCGCCAGTTATACCGCGACCGAAAAAAAAATCGGGTGCGACTCTACGCCGTGTAGAATCCGCCTATCTTCCCCACGTCGGTCCGACTCGGTCCCTCATCGTGCGCGTTCGGCCCGATGACGTAGCCATTGTCTACATTCCAGTTGTAGACGACGCCGTCGTCAGTTTCGACTTTGAGGTCGGCCAGCGGTCGACCCCAGTCCTCGTCGGCCAGCATCTCCTTGTCTCGGTCGCTGAGAGACTTCGTGACGGTGCCCTCGACACCGGCTTGGTGGTTGTCGCGGTCGTACTCGACGCCGGGTAGGTCGTCGCTCACACCGTGCAGATTGATGCCCATGAAGACCCGGTCACCTTCGTCGAGTTCGGTCGCACTGGTTCGCTCGCGCGCTTCGTCGTCGGGGGAGGCACTTTGTGCCATTGCAACCTATGCTTGTACTGGGACCCGTAAGTATCTTTCGCTTCGGTGTCCGGATGATAACTGGTGGTTAATAACTGACGATTATAATGCGGACCGACGGCAGCAGTCGCTCCGCACAATAACCGTGAGTTATATCGAAAAAAAAAACGGGTTATTGTCAGCGAAGGTAGGTGTACTCTGCGCGCTTGACTTCCGCGAGGTCGGGGTGTTCCGAAGCGAGTGCCGATGCGTTGACACTCACGAACTCGGTGTAGTCGATGCCTTGCCCGACTGCGCGCATGATGACTTTCCCCGCGTCTTCCGCGAGGTACTTGTTGTGAGACTCGATGCGCGAGAGTCCGTACAGGGACTCGCCCACCTCGATGCGGTCCTCCAGTTCGGCATCCACCACGTCGGACCGAACTTCGTCCACAGTGTCCTCCAGCTCCTTGATTTCGGTCCGTAGCTCCACGAGGTCGAGGTCGTCCATGTCCTCGATTTCGTCCGGCTCCAGCGCGTCGAGTCGCTCGTGCATCGCCGTTACCTGTTCTTGGAGCGAGTCGGGGCTGCTGTCGTTGTTCTGCACGGTTCCGCTGTCCGTCGCGTCGGAATTGCTCTGCGACATTACGATTAAATCATGGGCAGCCGTATGTATAAACCTTGCGAATCCATCTTCGTACGATAACCCGGAGTTATGGTGCGGACCGACAGCGGTCGTTCCGGATCATAACTCACAGTTATATCTGCGACGAAACCCAAGCCGGTCGAGGGCTACCCGGCATCGGCATTACCCGAACGCCAGACCCTCTCTCGGATGGGAAAGCGCCGGTATGGTGACCGACTTACCCTATTCGGGTCGACCGGGACTCTCTCGTTTTCCCCGTGGATTTCAGCCCAACCGATTTCCCGGATGGTAAGTCCGGTCTATGTGGTTTCGGTAGGCACGCACGCCGGAGTCGGTCGTTGCCTGTATGACATCGCTCGGACCCTTGCTCCGGTACGCCCCTTACCATTGGGACGCATATAGGTAGAGGGCCGACTATCATATAAGTCTTACGGCTTGGTGTCCGCATCATAACTGGGGCTAATGATGCGGACCGACGGCGTTCGCTCCGGACCATAACTGCCAGTAATAGAAACCGACCCCGGCCCCGTTCGCCCTACTCTCGGACCGCCTGATGCATCTCCTCGACCCAGTCGGTCGGTGCGATAAACGCCCGCTGCTGATAGCGGTCGTCGGCGAACCCGTCCGACAGATAGTGAACGGCCCCGACTTGCCCGACCACTTCGGCGAACATGACACGGTCCTGTTCGTGTGTGTCGAAGTATTGGCACATGTGTTTCCACTTTTTGAACTCACCTTCCGGGCTGAAATCTACGTCGGCTTCGAGGTGCCCGAACCAGTCGTGAACTGCCCGAAACGCCAACTGTTCCATGTGACTGAAATACGGGTGGTCCGTGTGTTGGTTGTACACCCGAAGCTTTTGCTCCGCCCCCACCGTGATAGCCATGTCGAGATAGTCGTCGTACGGGTCGGCTTTCTGAAATTGAACCGGGACCGGAATCTCTGCGAATAGCTGTTCGATAGTGTTAGCTATATTGTCGTATGCCTGTTCGGTCCGCGGGTGGTCCTCGAAGGGTAGCGCCCACCGTTCGGTTTCGACGTATGCCTCGCCTATCTGTTCCGCGACCGCGTGGGGAGTCTGGCTTATCGCCATACTCCTACATGGTTCGGGGTACATATAAGTCTGTCGGTACGGTGTCCGGATGATAACTCACAGTTATAGTGCGGACCGCGTCGGCGTCGCTCCGCATAATAACCGTGAGTTATATTGCATGCGAAAAAGAAAAAGTCTGTCCGTCTACACCTTGTCGTGGCGAACCTTCCACGCCAGTGATTCCTCAAGGTCGTCCTCGTAGTACTCAGACTTGAGTTCACCGTACCCGTCGACCAGTTGGGCCAGCGTCTCGTCGTCCACGGGCGTGGTCGTGTACGAAACCTCGGTCTTCGAACAGCAACCACAGCCACGGCGCTTATGCTCCAGCGTACGAACGACTAACTCGACCACACCGCTATGGTCGTTCATCATGAGCCCGAGCGTGTCAGTCAGCTTGATGTCTACGTCGGTCACTTCGTCGATAGGCTTGTAGCCCATACCGTTAGATTGGCTGGGATACGTATAAACCCTTCGGTCCTGGCTTCGCACGATAACTGTGAGTTATGATGCGGACCGACGGCGTCCGCTCCAGATCATAACGCACGGTTATATTGCTATCGAAAAAAAAAAGCTGAGGATTGGCTCAGTACAGCAGCCCGCGCTGCTGGACCAGTGCCTCCACGACGCCCGGAAGTTGGCGCGAGACGGTGTCGTGCGACTCGCCGTCGTTCGTGCGCCGATAGTCGAAGGTCCACGGTTCGTCGTCACTGAAGCGGGTCCAGACGTACACGTCGCCGTCGTCGCACACGACGTGAAGCTCCTGCTTGGCCCGCACACGGGCGAACTGGTCGACGAATCGCACGACCGCACGGAGGTCCTTGCCCCCAAGCTCGTACGGGCGTACGTGGCCGACAGAGGCCATCTGCGGGGCGTACGTGAGGTCCTCGGGTGACACGTCACTGAGGTCGGGGTCGGTCGTGAACTCTACGACTGCACCGTAGTCTACCGGAATTTCGGTCTGCGACATTGCAAATAGACAGAGGGCCGGGTATCACTTAAGTCTGGCGATCCTGTCTCCGCACGATAACTGCCAGTTATAATGCCGACCGACGGCTCGGTCCGCACCATAACCAGTAGTAATGGAGGTGGCCCCTATGGGCCGTCGTCGTCCGCCATCGTTACTTGCGGATGAACACGCAGGTGTCCAGTTTTCCGTCGATGTTGGCGCGCATGTTCGCCACCCGAACACGATCACCGTTGATCGCGTCAGTGAGCGCGCTCGGTGCGCAGTCACCGACCACGTCGATAGCCACCGAAGTGGCCTCGGTAATGTCGTCGCCACCGAATCCACGGACTATCGCAGATTCGACGTGTTCGCTCTCTCGCAGGTCGCGCGCCAGTGCGTTGAGTTCGGGGAGTTGCATTGTGGTTCTACCCATTTGGGTAGTGGGGAGACACCCTTAAGTATCTGTCGCTTCGGACTCCGCATCATAACTCGTGGTTAATAACTGGCGGTTATGATGCCGACCGGGGCCGTCGCTCCGGATCATAACCAGCAGTAATGCCAACCCCACCGAGTTCCCCCGTGGCCTATCCCACGTAGCGGAAGCTGTGGTCGCAGTCGAGTCTGTCGCACGTGTAGTCGTTGTTCCACCCGTTACTATATGTAACGAGATTGACTTCACCACACTCGGGACACTCGTACTTCTTGACGTTGGCCTTGATTAGTCGCTCGGAGTTGCGGTGTTCTTTGATCTCTTTCACGGTCGGCTCCTCGAAATCGTCCCAAGACATTACGATTAGATACTGGGGAGGCATACGTATAAACCCTTCGATCCCGTGTCCGGAGCATAACTGACGGTAATGATGCCGACCGGGGCCGTCGCTCCGGATCATAACTGACAGTTATAGCCGACCACAAAAGATAACCGCTGGTTATAGGGCAGCAGCGACCAGTCCGACCACGAACGCCAGCCCCACCATACCGATTACACCCGACACCACTATCGCCAACATGCCGACCGCCTCGCGCCACATCGGTCAGATAAGACCGCTGAGCGGATTGTCGTGCTCACACGGGAAATCGCCGTCCACTTCAGTCTTGTTGCCACACGGACAAATCGGATGTCCGAATTGGTCTTGAGTGAATCCTTCGGGTAACATGCTTTCGGGAATGTCGACCATTGTTACACTCGAATAGTGGGGCGACACCCACTTAAGCCTGTCGGTTTCACCTTCGCACGATAACCCTGAGTTATGATGCGGACCGACGGCGTCCAGTCCGGACCATAACTGTGAGTTATACTGGGATCGAAAAAAAAACGGGCCGTTAGTCGAGTAGCCGAGCGCGAACGACGATGTCGCCGTCGACTCTCCCCGCTGATTCCACGTCGAATCCGGCCTGATGCCACGCACACACCGTCTGAAGGTTCGATAGCAGCGGGTAGTCGTCGTATGCGGTAATCACCAGACAGTAGTCCTGTTTGGACTGAACGACTGACTTGATGCCATGGAGTTCCTGAAGGTCACCGGCGACGTGGTACTCCACACCGACCATTTTGTTCACGTCTGCTATCACGTTGGGGTCCGACTCTTTTGCTTCCATTGCAAATAGAGAGTAGGGTGGCATACGTATAAGGCTTGCGGTATTGTCTCCGCACAATAACTCAGAGTTATGATGCGGATCGGCAGATCGATCAATCCCCGACCTTCGCCCGTGTCCGAGCCCATAACTGTCAGTTATGATGCGGAGCGACCGCTGCCGTCGGTCCGCATTATAACCGAGAGTTATCAAGCAAACCGAAAAAAAAAACTGCCACCCCACCCTACTCCAGAGTGGAGTGGTGTTCCATTTCGTGCTCACACAGATCGCACGTCTTCGACTCTGCATAGTCGCCTGCCAGCGTCTGCGACCAGTGAGTCCGCGCTCGGTCGTATCCACACTCCGGGCACTCGTCGCCGTCGTGGAGTTGCACGACTCTCGTGATCTGCTTGACCACGTCGCCGTTGTGCGTTCGACTGATCTTCACGTCTGCGATCCACGCTTCGCGGTTCGAGTTAGGTTCCACGACAGGCAGTTCTCCGTGTCGGTCCAGTCGCTTCAGTGCGTCCGCACGACTGAAGACTCCGTCGTGATCAGCGTCGAGGCAGTTGATACATTCGGTTCGCTCGTCGTCAGTGAGTCCGTAGCCGGTTGCCATTGGTAACGCCGGACTGGGTCATTCTATCGTCACCAGTCCGGTATCGTTCCAACTGTGGGGCTTCTTTCAGCCCCACATCTTATGGGCCGTCGTCGTCTCCGAACAACCAGCCCATCATAGGCAGAACACCATCCACGCGAGCGTCAGTGCGGTTACAACCAGTGCGACGTATGCGACTTTGACTTGGGGGGTCATCGTTGGGTATTGCGGTTGGCTCTTACGACTGGGCCTTGTTGATTTCGAGGGCGATTTTCCGGACCGTCGACAGGGTCGGGTCGTTGTTACCCGACTCAATCTGTGAGAGTGCGGGTTGACTGATTCCGACTCTGTCCGCGAGGGCGCTTTGCGACAGGTTAGCTTCTTTCCGTCCGGTACGCAGTTCGTTGGGGGTTGGCACGTCTATCATCGGTAACGCCGGACTGGGTCATTCTATCGTCACCAGTCCGGTTACGTCCCGAAGGGGACCGCCGTGGTCCCTATTCCAGCAGTTCTTGTAGTGGTTCGTGGAAGGTCGTCGGTCCGGCCAGACAGAACAGGATGTGTCCAATTTCATCCCGTCGGGCGCGGGTCGCGTCTTCCAGCGCGTCCAGTATCTCCGTCGTAATGGTCCGTAGTTCGCCGGGATTCCGTTCCATTTTCGTCTGGAGGAATCGCTCGCTCCATGCCGGGTCGTGGTCCGCATTGACCGGCGTTCCTTGTTGCCGGTATTTGCCGTGGTCATCGTCCGGACCGCGACGGCGTCCGGGGAGCATGTCCTTCAGCAGCGGGCGAAGGACTCTGTGTCTCCGTGAGTCCAGACACAGGCTGTCAGTGTCGCCCAGCAGGCGGGTGACCATGTTAGCCTTAGTCGGACGCATGTAGTGGAAGCTACGTCCCTCGTCGGTGTGTAGCCCGCTTAGGACCGCTTGTGCATCCACTACGTCGCCCCGGAGCATGTTCCGCGCCGTATGCTCCGGTAGGTCCGTGGTCCATGTGTCGTGGACTTTGGCCCACTTCTTGTCGCCATCTCTCGTAGCTTCTAAGAAGCTCTTAAGACTGCTAAAGTCGTTTAGGCCGAGGTCCGCGGTTAGCTCATCAATGTGGTCGGTGTCGGTCCGGATAGAGCCGACGGACCACAGGTACGCTAATCGGACGTTTCGGGCGCTCTCGTCCGCGTCTTCGAGAGCATCCGCGAGCGTCCGTAGTTCGGACGAATGTTCGGTTTTGAACCTGTTAATTGCACGAATCAGGTTCTCAGGGACCGAATAGTCCGTATTCGTGTAACTCAGCGACTCGAATTGGTCGTTCGTGGAATCATCACAGGCACAATTGCCGGTTTTGAATCCACAATGGGTACAAATGGACATTTGTTGAATCTCCAATTTTCGGTTTTGGACTTATTAGGCCCACGTTGCCCGTTTCTGGTCAAAACACCGGTTTAAGGCGGTCGTCCCGCCCAAATGTCCGGTTTAGTAGGGCACCGGGTAGCTTGCCTGATTCGGTCCGGGGTGGTGCGCGGTGGCTCCCCGCGTCGTTTCCCGGTGGCTCGAATCGCACGGGGGCGCTCCCCCGTACTACCCACTTGGGGCCGGTTTAACTTAAGGGGCACGCATGCCCACATTCTTGCCGGAACCGTTAATAATCGGAGGTCAAATCATGAGGGTGTGTAATATGATGCGTGGTAATTAGATGAGCGTCAGATATAGGCTGCGCTCATATGTCTCGGAGTTATTAGCAGGGGTGAAAAAATACGCTGGGTTAATATTCCTACGAGTAATTGCACGTATTTTTTTATAACGCGCGGTTATGAAGGGGCGAAGCCCCTGAAGGGGTACTCCCACAGATTTCACGGTATATATTACTGATAAAAAGGAAAAAGTTTATATAGCACCCCACCGTACAAGCAAATATGGGTAATTGGAATTATCGTGATAAATCGGACCTCGAAGAACTCTATATAGATCAGGATCTCACGCAGAAAGAGATGGCTGATAGAATGGGGGTTTCGGATGGAACAATATCACAATGGATGCAGAGGTACAACATACAAACTGGTAACAGTAAGTGGGCAAAGATTGGTGAAGACGAAATAGAAGAATTGTATAAACCAGAGCAGTCGTTCTCGGATATGGCTGAGGGGACCGAATATAATAGGGATCAAATTAGAAATGCTTCGATACGGCATGATTTACACGATCCGAGAAGAATAGATGATGTTGTTTACACAGACGAGGAGTTGCTCGAACAGATAGAAAACGTTAAATCAGAATACGGATATGTTTCGAAAAGGCTATTTGAGTCACTTGATGATACAGCAACAGTGAGTGCTATAAGGGATCACTTTGGATCGTGGTTTGATGGCATAAAAAGATCATCAGTTGAACCAACAGATGCTCAGATTACGGGCGGAAAATCGACATCGGGAAAATGTGACGAGCGCCCGCACGAAAATCCGAGAGGGTCCCATAGTAAATACAGGTATGTGAGAAACAAGGTACTCAATCGAGATGATCACGAATGCCAAGTCTGTGGTAAAAATCCATCATCTGATGATGTAGAAATGCTCCATACACACCACATCGAAGCAGTATCATCATTTGAAGATCCAAACGATTCACATACTACAGATAACCTGATTACACTATGTAAAACGCACCATAATCTTGTCGAGAGAAATGATATAGACTGTCCAGAACCACCCCAATCCTGAAAAATTCTGGTTCAGTTCTGCAACCAGAAAATAGCCTCTTGTCCGTTACGTAATCGGCCCACGTACCTTCGGACTGACCAGATACCAGATCGGTCCCAATACGATCAGCACCTGCCCCATGAACTCGGCCCCAAGTCCGTACGCAACAGCGCCCAGTCCGATGAACACCGAGGCTACCAGTGCCTTCAAGACCGACCAGCGCCACCACTGATCGACCAGCACCGGACCCTCCACGTCGTCCTGCACCAGTTCCCTATCGTTCTCTCCCATCTACGTCATTGCCTCCATCCGAAACCACGATACACGCTCGTTCGTCCTCGATGCTCCCAGTCCACGAGTGGAACCCCGACCGATCGAACAGCGATTTGTCGAACGGGTGCTCCTGTTCGAACCCGACACCGCATTCGGGACAGTCCCAGTTTGCCACGATCGATCGAAGTTGTCCGACCCCACTCAGGCGTTCGATAGTGGCATCACAGTGAACATCGGTACCACACGACGGACAGCGTTGGTCCACGTTCGCATCCATGTTTTCTTCCGTGTTTACGTAATCGGCACACCGACATAAGCGTTTCGGTCGGGTGGCACGTGTCGGGTCCCACCACTACCTCGTTTGTGGTCGGACAGTAACAACAGAACAAAAGATGCGACCGGACCTCCCCAAAGATGGTCCCTGTATGGGATTTCCACCTCGGCAGATGTAGGTATGGGTTGGAACAACTTAAAGCTTTCGATTCTCGCTCACGCTGTTCACTGCGAGTCGAAAGCAACCCATCGGTTCTTCGAACCTCCGAGTTAAAGCTTTCGATTTGCTTCACCACTTGCTATCAACGTATTCTGACCGAAAGGTTTAAGTATCACGAGTGACTATCATCATATGGGGTGGAACAGTCGGGGTGTGTCGCATCACCTCGGCCTTTCTACTGTCGCACTATAATGTCCGATTCCCCATCTACTTCATCCGATAGCACTGCGCGTCGACCGTACCAGATCACAGCAGTCTGGATCGATCGTGGAGCCGGGTCAGGATCGTTGAGCAAGACTGACGGCTGGTCACAGAACAAACACACAGACTACGAGTACGCGAACGACGGGCGATCGAATACGAGAACGACCTTCTACTGGAAGCAACACGATCAGACGCCTACTCATCTACGAAATAGGAACCGTCATCAACTACACCGGGACCCTGACGACCGAACATCGTGGGACACACTTGCGAAGCGAAACGACGGCGTCGGGGAATCGTCACGGAAGCAGGATAACTTCGAGGCCGACGTACGACGCTGGACGCAGACATTTTGTAATCAACTGAATCTAACGACGTACCAGCAGGATCGAACGATGTACGTGATGGAGCACATCGATCTCGGTTCGTTCGGCTGGATACCGGCTGAGTCCGTAATTCTTGGTGTGATTACACTCGTGATCGATGCAGAGAATGACGTGGATGCCGACGATTGGTCACCTGACGATTGGATCGTCTATCGGGACGACTTCGAAGCACTGATGGACGACATCGACATGGAGCGTGGGACTCTCTGGACCGTGCGCAAGCGTGTGCACCACGACACTGATCTCTTTTCCGACGAATAACAACACATCTACGTATTAAGACGCACCGACCATTACGCCTTATATGATGAACGACTATGATGACTACTGACGAACCAGTCGTGGAGAGTGACGGGCACGTCACATGCCACGAATGTGAATCGACGTACGAACGGCCTGGATACCACTGGAGCAATGGATCGTGCCAGTACCCCGAGATGCCAGACGACAAATCGTCTCTCGTTCTTGGGCTCATGCTTGGTGATGGAACACTACGCACGCACACGTCCGACCCGTTCGTTCAGACGTACATGATCAACGAGGAGTTTCTGGAGTGGATCGATGGCGAACTCGAATGGCTCTCGACCGGCGTCTCTCTGTATCGAACAGCAGAGCGTAGTGCGAGCCTAAGTCGGGATAATGGACATCCCGATGCAGTCGAGGAGAATTACCACGATGTGTATGTTATGCAGACGCGCACGATGCCTCAGTTTCAACGATATGAGTCGTGGTACGCGAACAGTGAGCGTAAACGGTTTCCCGACGGGCTGGTACTCTCCCCGATCGAAGCGAAGGTGTGGTACGCATGTGATGGGTCCCTCAACTGGGACCGGCGCTACCCTAATTCACGGCCACACGCGACCATCGGCGTCCGGAGCGAGATGGACGATATTGGGAAAGTATTATCCATGTTTTCCGAGAGCACCTTTGGCACGACGCCACGTGTGGACGAAAACACGATTCGGTTCTCCGTGGACGAAACGGAGGACTTTCTGGACTGGATGGGCGAGTCACCGCCTGGATTCGAATACAAGTGGACGATGTCAAGTTTGGACGACTACGAGGAGCAGAAAGCAGTGGATCTCGGCGATTCAACTTAAAAGAGAGCGCCCATTACAGCTTACGTGAAGGGAGCGACTGGTACTCGATTGTCTCCGCTCGCTTCGTCTTCCATCAATATTCGCTTCCCGTTCAGTCCTCCCTTCACTCGCTCGTCGTCCAGCACGCATCCGCTCCACGCTCCCTCTCCATCTTTCGTCTTCTCTTTCCGTCGCAACCATTGGTGCACTTGTAATATCCGCGTGCCACGTGCACCAACAACTTAGATATCTATGGCATCCAACGAACCACTACCAGATCGATGTGCAGCAACAGTCACGTCTCGGGTCGGACTCGAAGTTCACGACGATGAACTCGAAGACGTATTCGTCACCTCTGATAGGCTCGAATCTGTCGTGCTTGAGAGAGGCGCTGTGCGGTCCGAGAAGGAGCCTGAGTACGAAGACATCTATCCGTACCTATCGAAGGGCTTCTCCGTCGCACAGGTCAATCTGACGCCATCTGAGGCAACTGAGGAGGATAGTCGAATCATCCCGATTGATATCGAGGACGACGATCCGAAAGTAACCCACCACGACACCGAAGTCGAAGGGTACTGTGAGCGGTTCCCGATGGACAGCGGTCGTTGTTACGTCCACGGTGGCACTGCTGGTGCACCAGAAGGGAACACGAATGCGATGACACACGGCCTCAATGCCAAGCGATCGAACTACTACGAAAATCTGCCACAGGACGACAAGGAGTTCGTCGAGGCGATGGCCGACTCGTGGATCGAGAACGCACCCTTCGACCGTGATAACTTCGCCAAGGTCAACGAGGTGTATCGTGTTGCAGTCGATCAGCTTCGACTGTGGAATGCACAGGACTACTTCGAAGATGGCCTCATCTACACCCAGGTCGTCGGGCAGAAGGACGACGGTGAGCCACTCGAAGTAGAGGACGAGAATCCGGCGAACCTCGCCTACGATCGTCTGGATCGTACAACTCTAAGGAAATTGAAGGAGTTAGGAGCACTTGACGATCCCGAGAGCCAGAATGCTGAGGCAACCGAATCGCTGGCTGATAAGTTCGACCAGATCGCACAGAACTGACGACAACGATGTTCCACCCCCATGACTCGATTCATAGACTTCGTCCCCTTCTGTGGGGACCAGACCGTTTTCTCGGCTGCTGAGGACTACTTTACTCGTGATGTGCTCATGTCTGTCCTTGCGGGCGGACATCTTGCAAAGATGATCGAGAAACTGTATTTGATTATCGTGATCCTGTACCTCGGTGGTTCGGGATCTCTCGAATCGAATTTCTGGTTGTTGCTTCTTTGGACGTTTGGACTGTTTATGGTCCTGTACCTTGCAGCACACTGGAAGACGATTACTGACGAACTAAATGATTGAAGCCAATGAGTGTTAAAGAACCCATGCCAAACATTCACGAGTTCAGTGACGGGTATTACCTCGTCAATGGATTCTACGTTGAACCGACGGAAGATGCATCGTCACCGCGCATTCAAGACCATATTTACGCACAACTACAGGACCAGTACTACGGTGAGATGTCGACGCCGATCTTGTTCCGACACAACGGAACAAAGTATCATTTCCGTATCGAACCGTCCGATGGTGTTCGAAGCGATACCATCGAGATGCCGTTCGAGGTCGTCGAGGAGATGGCAGTTGAAACAGTTCCCGTCGAGGAGCAGTTCCTGATGGCGAAGCCTGGGCATGCGCGGACAATTGTAGAGTTAGCAAATCCGAATATTGGCGGATCTATCGGTGATTAATTATGGGAAATGTTGGAAAACAACGTGAAGTGGAGGAAGCACTTGCATCGTATTCGACACCATTTAAGGTGTTAGCAACAGCAGAACAGGAAGTTCAGTTTTCTATTGATCCGAACCAGGGTCTGACACGACGGCGGTATCAGTGGTATTCCGACGATGTACTGTTTGATTCAACGTACTTTACAGAGGTTGAATCAGGAATCGAGGTATCGACAGGGACAGATCCATCTGATGAAGCCCGTATCCACTCGGCTATTTCTGGACAGTATATTTCACAGACGCTCGCCAAGCCTGGAATGGGGCTTTATATTCACCCTGATAATAGCACTATCAACGATAACAACGAAGTATCACTGACTAACGGCGAAGTGTATGCTGGTGCATTCTGGTGGGACGAGGTAAACGATCAGGTCGATACCGGCATTGGTTTTAAGTGGGATACTGACGGCTGGAAGTTCTTCGTCAAGTCGCTTGGATCACATCTTGGGGACAGCCCAGTGTCACAGTCCGAGTTCGACATCGATTCATTCGATAGTGATGGGCCAAGCGGACAGATTCACGATCCACCGATCGGATACGTCTACAACTGGCCCTATACGTGGTACAACGAGGGGCCGTTCGAAGCTGGCTATCTGAGCAAGGTCCAGAATCAGTTCGAGGAGGCACTTCGATTCAGTACCAATGGGCCATCGACAGATACACCGAATTTCCCAGTTCAACTTGTCGTTCGAAATGGTGGAGATGCACAGTCTCTAACGGCTGAACTCGGTGGTATGCAGTACTCAACCTATGGGGGTGGGATAGACCAGATCGAGTTCCGTGAAACAGATGAAACACGGGTTACGGACGGTAATAATTTCCTTGATCAGTCTAAGGTGTTGACGGAGAACGCCGTCGATCCGACAGCCGAGCCGGGTCGACCACTTATCTCGATTCAGCGTGAAGCTGATGCGAAGGATCTTGCCGTTGCTATCCAGCAGATTGACACACGTCCGATCAGCGACGACATCTACGTGTTCCAGTGGGACGAGTGGAATCCTGATTCGGCACTAACTGGTGAAGACTTTACTGACCCAGTTTCGCCCAATAACGCTGGACTTGAAACGAAGTTGCTCACTGATACACAGGCAACTGCATATACACCATCGAATCAGGGGATTCTTCGATCTGTTCGACTGTTCGAGGGTGGCGAGAAGAATAAGACTGGATCACAAGTCACACAGCGTGTGGACGCTCGTCTCGAAATCGGAGCAACACGTGTAATCACAGCAGTAAACGACGGAGATTCGACGGCAGACGTTGACCCGTTCTTTGTCAAGATCGAGGAGTCCTACTAATGGTTTCACCAGAAGATAATCAAGAGAATCCGGCACGAGTTCGTTCTGTACATGCTGCACTCGAACACGCTGTCGTCGCGTCTGACGAGGCAACAGAGCGATCTGCACTCGCAGGTGAGAACTATCGTTTGTCACCAGTGTTCGACGTTACGACGCAACAGGATTCTGCATACCTCTACGTAGAGAACAACTCCTCCGATTACTTTATTCTCAACGAGGACACGATCAGTATTGTTGGTGGCAACGCCAATACGTTCGTGTATCACAACGCTGATGTCGATGTATCTACGTTCACACAGCAGGACTTTGTCAACACAAGAACAGGACAAGCTGACAGCCAGAACCAGCTTGCATACTTCGGGTACGACAACGGCGTGACGATCAACGACAAGGGATTGACGTACGAACGGGACTTCGTCGTTGCAACAACCTCATCCCAGGGAAACACGTCGAGTACGTCCGGAGAAAGCGGGGCTGTTGGCTTTATCATCGACCCCGGAGACAATGCGATGCTCGAAGTACAGAACGATTCGAGCGAAACACTAACCGTCTCGGTCAGCGCAGAGTTCTACGAACTTCGAACTGATCTTCCAAGTTCAACACAGTAATCATGACAAATCGAAAAAAGCCTGAAGATGGTGCCGAAAATCCGGCCCTCGTCCGAGCATTCCACGAAGCGTTCGAAAAGAGTCTTCCACCAACGGAAAGTGTCCAGCATCGACTGGCAGTGCAGGGTCGAGACTATCATATCGGCTCTCGATTCACGATTACGACAGCACAGGGCAGTGCGTACTTCTACATCGATAACAGTATGGGTGATGTCCCGTTTGCGATCGTTACTGACGATATCAAGGTTTCAGGCGGGAACGCGCTCGTCTATGTTCGTGACGAACCTGATCTCGATCTTGGGACATTTCAGTCGTTCGAGTTCAAGAACGTCCGTTCTGATGTTACTCCGGGTCCTGGCCAGGATGCGTACTTTGGTTACGATAACGATGTAACGATCAACGACAAGGGCCGTCTTTTCGATGAGAACTTCATCAAGGCAAGCCAAGGTAGTCCGGGACAGACACAGACAGGTGCTGGTAAGAATGGGGGAGTTTCGTACATTATTGGCCCCGGAAGTACTGGATTCCTCGAAATAGAGAACAATTCGTCGAACGAAATCGAAGTATCGATCTCGGCACAGTTCCACGAGACACCACCTGTTCCTGACATCGTGGTAGATTAATCATGAGTGACGAGCTAACTGACTACGAGTACCTCCGAGAGAATCCCTCGGAGTTTGTCGAGAATATCATCGGCATCGAGCCGTTCGACTACCAGAAGCAGTTCATGGACGATCCCAGTGATCGAAAGGTTTTTGTCGCAGGTCGTCAGGTCGGTAAGTCCCGAACAGCGTCGTGGATGGCACTGCACCACGCAGTCACTCATCCTGGCTCACTCGTCCTGGTGACAGCCGACGCACTGCGCCAGTCCTCCGAACTATTCAGCCAGTTGCAGACGGAGATCAACAACTCCGGGCTGGCCGACGAACAGTGGGGCATCGAGCGTTCGACGCAGACCGAGATCGAGTTCTCACACGACTCGCGCATCAAGGTCGTTCCGACCGGTCGCAACGGAAACAAGATTCGTGGGTTCACGGCTGACCTGATCATCATCGACGAGGCAGCCTTCGTCGAGAACTCCATCTTCGAGGAGGTCATCGAACCGATGACACTCGTGTCTGGCGGTACGATCGTGCTTTCCTCGACCCCGTACGGAGCAAGCGGGTACTTCTACAACAAGGCAACCGAGGCCGACCTCTCCGACTCCCGTTGGTCCAAGGTAGCCGTGTCCTCGTACGACAACCCCGAGATCGAGGAGGAAGACATCGAGGACATGAAGAAGGGGAAGACGCGGAACCAGATCAAGCAGGAAATTCTCGGCGAGTTCGTTCCCGCTGGCGACCAGTTCTTCCCGAACTCGCTCATCCGCAAGTGTATCAACGACGACGTGGAACGTGGTGTCGTCCGATATGCCAGTGGTGACAACGATAAAGAAGTCGATCCACAGGCACGGCTCTACCTCGGGGCCGACCTCGGTGCTGAGGGATCGGACGAGACGATCCTCTCGATCATCGACGAGTACGGCAACATCTTCTCCGTCGAAAAACACGACTTCGGTGTCTACGAGGCACGGAAGCGGATTCAGCAACTCGATAACCACTACAACTTCGAACAGATCAACATCGACCGTGGTGGTGTCGGAGAGGGGCCTGTTGCCGAGCTACGGAACAAGATGGGCAACAAGGTCGAGGCAGTCTACCTGTCCACGCAGAAGAAGCAGTCAGTCTACCAGACGATGAAGGCCGAGATGGAGGCCGGAAACATTCATCTGCCAGCCGACGAGGACATTCGGCTACAACTCGAAAAGCTCGGGTACAAGAAGACTAAATCCGGTAACCTGTCGATCCACGCTAAGAGCGGATTCCACGACGACATTCCGGACTCGCTTGCACTTTCAGTGTGGGCGATGCCCGAAACTGGTGGTACCGGTTCGATGGGTGCACAGGGGATGACCAAGATCAAGACCATCGGTGGTGTCCGGGATGGAGACGATGGCAAGCGTGGCTACGAGTTCGGAGCCGATAGTTCACCCGAGAACGAGCGCGACGAGGATCTGAATCAGGTCTTCGTAGGCAGCAATAGATTGAATTACGATTAAGTATGGTACAGAGGTTACTTATTTCTCCGGAAGGTGTAGAGGCAACGTCGCAGGTTGACATCACAGAGATGGAAGATCCTGCTGGAAAGAACAGTGTAATAGTACGCAACGATGCATACGAGACAGCATCGGATGGGACATACGAGAACGTAGAATAATGGCAAGTGAAGCTGATTTCTACATTAAGCAAGGAGATATATCGGAACCACTTCGTGTCCAGTTGCTCGACTCCGCGGGTGATCCGAAGGATTTAACTGGGGATGACGTGAAGTTTCAGATGAAGCCTGTTGGCGGAGATACCGTTACTGTCGATACGACAGCAACTGTCGACAGTGCATCTGATGGGATGGTTTCGTATTCGTGGTCGTCTGGAGATACTGATACATCCGGGTATTACAATGCAGTCTTTCGTGTCGATTACGGATCTACTGGCACATTCGGTGAGACGTTTCCGAACTCACAGTATATCGTGGTACGAGTTGACGAGGGCCTTTAAGTGCCACTGACCACTACATATTAAGTGAGAGCGAACGATGGGACGATTTGATGATATTCGACGCTCGGTTGCGGAACTAATCGATGCGTCACGTGACCAAGAACCCGAGCCACAGGGCTATCAGGGGGAGGAGCGTGCCTCTGGACTCATTAGAGGCGGTATCCTCGAACACGAGCCGGATCGTGACGATCTTGCGTTCTACCGAGAACTGTACGAGAACGTCGGCCCCATCAAGTCAGCTATCGACAACTACTCGTCCGAGGTCATCGAGCCCGGATGGTATATCACCGCAGATAGTGAGGAGACTGCGGAGCAACTAACTGACTACTTCAAGAATGTCGCTATTCTCAATACCGAGAAGGACGTGAACGCTTCGGTATTGATGGAAACGATGGTGCGTGAGCGTGAAATTCGGGGAACTATGTTCCTCGAAAAGGTAACGGACGATGAAGGCCGTCATCAGGCCCTCTATCCGCTTCAGAACGACACGATCACCATCTACACGAAGCCGGGGAAGGCGATGCTTCCAGCACCCGACGAGGAGGAAGCACAGCCGTTCGACCCGGACATTCAACAGCAGCGTGATGAACCACCGCTGAATGCATCGGGTGAGATGGGTGCATACGTTCAGTTCGACGACCTGAAACCCAAGTGGTCGAACACGGAAGAAGTCGTGTACACCCGTGACGAGGTAATGAAGTGGGTGCGAGACGCCGACATTGGTAGCCCACGTGGAAACTCTCGGATTGCATCCAGCGCACAGCGTGCCGAGGGACTGCTGGAGAAGCTCCACGACAACGACGACGCCGTGAAGTTCAAGGCGTGGCCTCAGATCATCTTCGAACTCGGTGACGAGGATAACCCGTGGTCCGAGGACGAAGTAAATGACTTCATCCAGCACTACGACGAGGGTAACATGCGTCCCGGACTCATGCAGGCAGTTGCAGGCGACGTGAGCGTCGAGGAGTTCGCTGGCGACACAGCAGACATCGAGGCGACACTGAACTTCGATATCTCGATGATTATGTCCGGGCTTCCGGGACCAGTGTACGCCACTGGTGGCTTCTCACAGAACGTGGCTCCGGCCGTCGCACAGTCACAGCAGCGACAGTTCATCAAAGAAGTGAAGAAGACTCGTCGAGAACTCGAAGCCCTTCTCACGCCATACCTGCAAGAGGTGGCGGAGGACTACGATCTCGATGCAGCCGACTCGGTCGAGCTTCACGTCGGACGGCCTGCTGGTGAGGTTGCCCCCGAGGATATCGAGGGTAGTATCATCCGGTACACGTCCGACGTGCAACAACAGCAGGATGAACCGGTCGTTCCAACAACGAGTGACGATGTTGTCACGTCACCCGACGACGTGAAAGAAAGCTCGAACGAAACGACGAGTGGGAAGGGTAACGGATCTGGCTCACCGCAGGCAGGTCAGACGAACAATGCTCGTCAAGCAGGTCAGGCATCTGCATCCGACGGCAGTGTCGATTCGGTGAGTTCTGTCGAGCACCTGGGAGATGGTACCTCCTTTCCAGCCGATCGTTACAGCGGAACCGAGGTCGTGGAAGAACTCGCAGACCCACGACTCGTAAGCACAGCCGAGATCGAAGACGAACTCTCTGACCTGCTCTACGAGGAGCTTCTCTCGGTCCGTGAGACGGTCGCTGAGACGTTCGAGGGAGCACAGGATCGTCCACTCCGAGACGCAGAAGAAATGGAACGTGCGGTCACACGCAGCGTCCAAGGGCGTCTCAACGAGTCGGCGGTCGATGCCCGTTCACGTGACCAGTTCGAGGATGCGATTCGATCGACCCTCGATACACTCGGACAGGCAAATCACGATCCACAGATCAACGTCGGCATGTCAGTTCGGCACCGACAGCGAGCGCGGTTCCTGTCCGATAACATGGCAGACAACTTCGAGAACGCAGCCGAGGAAATGCTGGAGTTTGCAACTGTCAATACGAGACAGGCAGTCCAGCACGGAGAAGCACCACAGGCTGTGGCAGAACGCTTCCGGTCGTCCTACACAGACGACACACTTCGAAATCGGGCCGATACGATGGCTCGGACAGAGGTCATGTCGGCTGTCAACTCACTCAAGATGGCCGAGTACGATCGACACGATGAGATCATTGGTGTCAAGCTGATCAATCCGTGCAACGACAACACGACGCCGTTGTGCGACGACCTCGCCTGTGACGATCACGCAGAAGCTGTCTTCGATTCAGACGAGACGCTTGGCGAGCAGTTCCAGTCCGAGACACGGGATTCCTTCCTGTTCGACGGATTCGATCCGCTTCCAACCGTACCACCGTTCCACTTTAACTGCCGAACTGAAATCGTTCCAATTACAGAACAATGAGCAAGAAGAACCTCAAGATTGCACGATTCGAAGATCCTTCAGTCGCAACACTACAGGACTACTCGGAAGGTGATTGGGTCGAATATTCCGACGGCAATTACGGTGTTATCGTCGGAAAGGTATCCGGTCCCGTCGAATGGCCGACTGGTGATGAAGAAACAGAGGAAGTTGGTGAGGACGGAGAAAATGTCTACATCGTCGCTCGCGCAAATGGTGGCTCGAAACCGTTCAGTGCAAGTGAGTTAAACAGTGCAGACCGAAGTGACGTACTGGAAACTGACGAAGTGCCGGACGAACCCGAGGAAGACATCGATGACGCGGAGATGGCAATGGTGTACCACACCATCAACGATGCGCACGATTACGAGGAGCTTCAACGTGGAAAGGACGAGCTTCTGAGTGTTCCTGGAGTCGATGACCCCGGTGTGGGATGGGACTCATTTCCTGATTCGTGGGAAAAAGCAGATGAGCCTGCCCGTTTCATTCTTCTTGACGCTTGGTCGAGCATGAATGGGACGTTTACAGGATGTATGTCAGAAGTAGGATCTCGTCGTCTGTGTGCTTCAATGAAAGACGAAGTCTTAGGAACTGAGAGATGGCGTAATAGATTTTAAGGTAGTCTAAGAATGATAGAGATATCTTGTGACTGGTGTGGAGGATCTACTGAGAAGTATCAGTCCAATATCACTGAAAACAACTTTTGTGGGAGATCATGCTATAATGGGTGGAATGCGGAGCAAAAATCAGGTAATGGAAACCCGATGTGGGATGGTGGCAAAGAAGTTGTTTCATGTGAAATATGTGGTTCAGAAGTAAAGCGCGATCCATCGAGAATTGCCGAGAATAACTTCTGCTCAGAAAACTGTCGCCTTGAGTGGTTTGAGGAAGAACATGGCCAAGATTGGCCAATTCTGAAGGGAGAAGATAATCCTGCATGGTCCGGCGGTTATAATGGCTACTACGGTGAAAACTGGAACGAAGAACGTCGCAAAGCACTCTATTCAGCCGAGTATAAATGCGAGCTATGTGGGCAAACTCGTGAAGAACACTATGATGAATATGAGTTCGATCTCGACGTTCATCATCGAATCCCAGTTCGGGCATTCGATGTGGTGGAAAACGCAAACTTCCAAGACAATCTGGTAGTTTGCTGCCGAAATTGTCATCAGTCGAAGCTCGAACGAGAACCTGTTCCACACAACGACATTCGAGCACCGGCCTAATACAATCCAAAGTCGCGGTCGAACAGCACCCCTGTACGGGGACAACAAACAATGTCCGCACAAAACGAAGATTTCAGATCCCGACGGACAGTACAGATCAACTACGACGAGTTCGCAACCGACGATGATAAATTCGTACACGAGGGTCGCTACGTCCCTGACGACATGCTCCCGTTTCGAATCCAAGATTCAGCGGGAACATACTTTACAATGGACGGCACTCGGTGCGAGCTACTGGGTGACCTCGGTGGTCATGCAGTGTACCGTCGGGAGCGTTCTAAGTCCACCATCAGAACGATGGACTGGGACGACTTCGTGACCGCATACGAGCGCGGACGAATACAACTTTAACAACTAACTATGGCAAACAATACAAGCAAGACATTCGATCTGTCTGCGTCTGGCTCCACTGTCCTCAAGTTTCGGGGACATCCTCGCTATGACGCATTCCGGGTTGATGTCGAAAACGGTTCCGGTAATGCTGACGTAAACGTATACGTCGATACAGACGACGAACTCGATAACGTCGATACTGGCTCCGCAACTCAGGTCGATTCTGCTGATGGCGTGGCTTCTGGCAGTTCCTTCGGAACGGAGGTTTCTGCTCGAACCGTGTTGGTCGAGATCACTGAGGCATCGACATCTGACCCGATTGACGGAACAGTATATGGACATAACGCACACGATCCAGCAGAGAACGGCGCTTCATTCGCAAATCGCTAACACCGGTGTCCAGTAATGCTTGCTTCGTTCGAGAAATCACGCAAGCGTGATGGACCACCAATTAAAAATATGACAGAAGAAGCAGAGTACGCCGGTATCGGCACAGCGCATCTTTCCTCGGAACTCGATTCCGATGGGCCATACACCATTAGTGGTGTCGCTCTCGGTGCTGGTGATATCACCGTCGGTTCCTCCGGAATCAAGAAGCACTGGCCTGCGGAGGAACTCAAGGACGCTGCTGGAACACTCGAAGGGCAGCCCCTCGTTCGAGACCACGAGAACAGTACTGACGGACGAGTCGGCACGGTGACCGAAGCAAGCTACAAGGAGGGTGTCGGCGTCATGTACGAGGCCGAGATCGCTCCGCACTACGAGGAGCTTGCACAGGACATCGCAGCCGGTATTCAGGAAGTCAGTGCCCGTGCGTACCACGATCCCATCGACGAGCTTGAGGAAGACGAGGACACTGGTGCCCTTCGCACCTCGAACGTTGTCTTCGACAACCTTAGCGTCGTCTCACAGGGCGCTGCTCCGTCAAATACCGCCGAGATCGGTGGACTTGACGTAAGCAGTGCAGTGGCGATGGCACAGGGACCCTCCGGTGGTGCCGTGGCAACACTCTCACAGGGCAGTCCACGACCCGCAGCCGAACTCGCTGGCAAGTTCAGCGAGGGTGACTGGGTCAAAGGTGATTCATCCGGTGGCACGTGGCACGGTAAAGTGCGTGGTACAAAGCAGGATGGTTGCTATAGCGAGGAGATCGATGGCAATCAGGAAATCTGTGCTGGTGAAGACGAGTACGTGTACCTGATCGAGAACTACGATCCCGAGTCCGGTGAGTTCACCGACACGATGGTGGCCCACAAGGAAGGATCGATCTCGTCGTGGAGTCACGAGGAGAACACTCGTAAGGAACACATCGACGTGATGGCTGCCGAACTTGAATCTGACGAGTCGGAACTCGACGACGTGTACTCGGACTGGAGCGATGCCGTGAACATGTCCGCGTCTCAACTTGAGTCGTGGGCAGGGCACCCGTGCTCTGATAAGGCATCCAAGGACCCCGAGGCGGTTCGAAAGCGAAATATGAGCCTCCTCGAAACTGATAAGTCGGACTGGGGATCGGACGAGATCGAGGATGCTAAGCGCACCATCTCGTTCGTGTCTCGCATGTCTGACGAGGAAAATGAGCCTGACGATCCAAAGTCGGGCGGACCGAATGGGTGTCCGAGTGAGTGGGCTATTAGCCTGCTCAACTGGGCACACAATCCGTTCGACTCCATGCCGGATGTTCCGGACGAAATGGAAGAAGAAAACCGTCATGGGCCACGTGCTCGCCCTGATACGTCCGCTATGCCGAAGGGTGAGTCTGATGGCACGCCCGAGTGGGAAGAAGGTGACATGGTTCGCTGGCAGGTCGAACCTGACCTGTTCGGTAAGATCGTTCACGTCGATGACAAGAAGAACGTAGCGATGGTGGAGATCATGGGTATGAAGTCTGGTGATATGACTTCGACCGGCTTCACCATCACTGCTGGCTTCTCTGACATCAAGCCAATGAAGGTACCCGAGTCCAAGGCGGACATGGGTGGCAAGTGGAAGGATGACGACGATATGTCTGCTCCGAGTGAGATCGAGAAGGCAGTCGTCTCTGAATTGGCCGAGATCGGTGATATGGACGTGAATGGGCTTGTCATGTGGGACGACCAGATGGGCGCTATCTCCGGCTTCGAGATGTCTGACGGTGAACTGATGGTCGAACTTGACGTGATCGAGCGCGAAGACGGTTCGTTCGAGAAGACGGGCGAGTCGGTCATGCGCTCGATGACGAACGTCGATGCGATGTCAGCGAACGCCGATGGTGACGTGGCCGAACTCAAGTCGGTTGCAGGCGTCACCTTCGACGGTACGTCCGATGGCAAGCTCGACGAGAGTGCGATTCCGAACGACGACTACGAACAGCACTACCTGTTCCCGGAGGACACGAAGTCAGATTCATCCTACCCGGTCGTCGATGGGGATGGCAACCTTCGCAAGGGTAACGTTGCAGCAGCACACCAACTCGGTGCCCGAGGTGGCGTGAGTGACTCCGAATTGGAGGAGAAGCTCATGGCCCTCAACGAGGAGTGGCCCGAGGGAGAACGACCAATCGAGATGGAGTCTGACGAGGACTCCGAGGAAAACAGTGCAGCTAACACGTCTGCCGAGTCTGACGACGCAGGCAGTACTATCGGTGACGTAGCCGAAAGCGAGTCACCGAAGGACGATGACGCTCAGTCTGAGCCGAGTACCATGACTGTTGCTGCACTATCAGCGGATTCGACTACCAACAACACAGATAATTCAACTATGACAGAAGTACGATATGACAACGCGACCGAGGACGATATCGAGGAGATGTCCGAGCCGGTCGTCGTGGAGGAAGATGATATCGAGGAGCTTCGAGACAAGGCTGACGAGGCCGACGAGCTTTCGGAGCGTCTCGACGAGGTGAACAGTTCGGTCGAGGAACTCGCAGAGACGCACGAGACGCTCGACGGAATCGACGAGGACAAGCTCGACGAGCTTCGGGAGTACGACGAGGCTGTCGTGCTGACCGGAGGAGAGCACGAGGAGCTTACTGGCCTCGTGGACGAGATCGGGCAGGTCTTCGCAGACGAACTGGCCGAGTACAGTCCCTTCGACCCCGAGGAGCTTCAGGAGCGGTTCACTCCGCTCGAACTCCGCGACAAGGTCGACGAGCACGACGAGGCGTCGGTTGCCTCCGAACTCGGCGAGTCCGAGACAGACCCCGAGCCTGACGGTGGCTCGGCAAGTCCCGATGAACTCGGCGACAATGGTGGAGACGCTGAAGTCGAGGCAACCGAGGATGAGGTCCGTGAAGCTGTTGCGGAGCACCTCGAAGACGGTAAGATGTACCGCCAGGCAGAGAAGGTTCGTGAGGGCGACATCGCTCTCGACCAGATGGGCATCGACGTAGAGAGCGTCGTTGCCGAATAAACAGCTAACAATACTTTAATATAATACAATGGCACTTCAAGGTGGCGACCGAGAGTTCGGTCACGGCGATCAGGTCACTGTTGTGTACGATGACGGTACGGATGCCGTCGGTGGCGAGGCAGTTGTCGTCACGGGTCGTGCAGCAACAGGTGACCACGTAACAGTTGAACTGACAACCGATGGTGGCGAGTCCGACGCGGTTCTCGCAGAGGGCGCAACATCGGGCGATGCTGTGCAGGCAGTTATGCACGGGATCGTATGGGCACGTGTTGCTGGTGACTTCAGTGCTGGTGACACAGTTGGTGAGGGCGCAGCAGGTGTGCTCGATGATGACGAAAGCGACTACCGTGTCCTTGAGGGCACCGCAACGGACTCTGAGTCCGGACTGGACATTGCCCTCATCCGGTACGAGAACTAAGCAGTATTATAACTAACACAATATAACAATGACAGATATTGACATCTCCGACATGGATGCTGAGGAACTGGCCGTCAAGGTCGGTGACATCGACGACTTCCGTCTCACGCACCCGATTCTTCGGGACCGCGTCGAGGAGATTACGCAGGAGAACCTCGTCTGGCGACAGGCGTTCCGGGACTACCCCGCTTCGGATATCAATTCGAACACGGTGCAGTTCCCTGTTCCTGACGACGATATCGGCAACCCCGATGTTGTTGCAGAAGGTGCAGAGTTCCCGCGTGAGCAGGAAACGTACAGCAAGAAGACGCTTACCTTCGACAAGTTCGGTTTCGAGGTTGCACTAACCCACGAGGCCGTCGAGGACTCGATGATCGACGTGGTCCGCGATCAGGTCGATCGTCAGGCCCGACAGATGTCGGAGGAGATGAACAAGCAGGCGTTCGACGTTATCGACACCAACAATCGTGGTAGCGTCGGAGACGCAGACGGTGTCTTCACCTACGACGACGTGCTGGCCGGACGCCAGCCCCTCATGCAGGACAACTACGATCCCGATCTGCTCATCGCGGATCTCGACGCAGCCCACGACCTCCTTCAGGACTCCAACTTCCTCGAAGCGAGCGAGATGCAGGGCGAGCTTCGTCGGTCCGGTCAGATCGGTCGGATCGCAGGCTTCGACGTTGTCGAGGCGGACGACGACTTCAACATCACCGGGAACACGAACCCTGGTGCTGTGATGATCGACACGGACTTCTACGGCTACGAGGGCGAGCGTGAGCCTGTAACGTCCGAGGAGTACCGTGAGGATCGGACCCAGACCGACGTATACCGAGTCTACACTCGTGTTGGCTGGCTCGCCATCGATCCGCAGGCGTGCGTCAAGATCGAGGGCTAACGATCCCTCGCTGCCGAGCAACATAACTCCACTGCGACGTGGGACACAAACCCTGACTTCCCACCGTCGCGCACATAACTATGTCGGTAACTTCGAAGAAGATTACCGTACATTAGATAATCAAAGATTATTGTAATGTCCGTCGAAACAGACTACCAACCGAAATACGTCGAACTCGAAGACATTCCGCTCTCCGGACCGGACGACTACAGTTCGGAGGAGAAGCGGAAGGCCCTGTTTCACGCAGAAGCATCGCTGGAGCTTGACGTGAACAACGGCTCTCTGTTCGAGATGGACGAAGTCACTAACTCACACAGATCGGCGGTAATCAATCTGGCAACACACGTGTTGACCCACGCTGCCGAGGAACCGTCCGACGTGACTATCGGTGACATGCAATCGGGTGGTGGAACCATCACCGAGTACTCCTCTCGATACCTCGACGAGTACCAGCGCATTGTCGAGGGACTCATCGAGAGTGGGTCCGGTGGACACGGTAACTTCTCGGTTGCAGTCAACAGCGGTGTCGGAAGTGACACCGGACGGTACCACGGTATGTACGATACTGGTGCTGAAAACGACTTCGAGGAACGTGTCGACGAGGAAGAAGGAGATACGATCCAATAATGACCTGGGGACGGGACTTCGAAGAACTGGCTGACAAGCTAAACGAGCTTGCAGAGCGATTCGAACAGACCCGTCAAAAGCGGACGCCTCGTGGACCAGATGGTAAGTTCGTCTCCCCCGAAGGACGCTTCGATCCGAAGCAACGTATCGCAGCCGGAATTTCCAAAGCAGTTCAGGACGGTATCGTCCCTGACGCTCGAACACGTGCTGAACGATACGTTCCAGGCGAAGATGCCAGGACAATTCGCTACGAGTCTGCTGGTTGGAACAGACACTTTATCGGTTCGACCAGCGATCTCGTCAAGTACCACGAATACGGTACAAGCACACGTGCATCTGATAAATCACAAGCAACCATCAATGCTCCGGGTCGTGGCGGATACGTTATCCCACTCAAGGGATACGACAACCTTCCGTTCGATTCTGATAACCTACCTGATGAATTGGATTTTGAGTTCGTTGTCCACCCTGGTGTCGAAGGTCAGCACTTCATCGAAGAATCGTTGCGTGGCAACACGTGGCTAATCGAAGAATCGGTTGCTGAAGAACTCGACGACATTGACCTCGACCTATAATGGCACGACCTGATACCGTACTCGATGGCGTCGTTACGGCGCTCAAAGAGTCTGATCGTCTTCCCGATTCGACGACCTACTCGATCTACGAACTGGACTCTGACGGTGGTCAGGCGAATCTTCGCCCACCCGTCGTCGAGGTGACGACAACAGATGTCGTTCGGTCCAGTGCACACAATACGGACTTCGTCGAGTACGCAACCGATACGCAGGGAAATGAAATCGGGCGGATCTTCCGCTCGAAGTTCGAGATGCCGTTCCAGATCGACGTGTGGACGGCAGAAGGTGGTCAGTACGATCCGCACGAGATCGGCGAGGAAGTCAGGTACGCGCTGTATCAGTACGACGATCAGCAGCGTGGTGACCCACTTCCCGATCCCAGTGATCCGTCGACCAAGCTCGATGAAGTCGTGAAGTTCATGATGAGTGATGGTGGTGTCAGAAACGACCTGTCGATGACACCGGCACTTCGTCGCTGGCGACAGACGGGTGAAGTGTGGTTCTACGAGACTGTTAACACAGCAGTGGAGTACGGTGCAGACCCATACGTTGCGCGAGTTCTCTCGGGTAACGGTGACGTGATTGCATCGGAAGACGCCTCGGAAGTCGAGGCAACGAACGTTGCGCACGTCGATGGTGTTCAAATCGAGTTCGATGCGACACCCAACGTAGAATCGGCAGCAGATCAGAACTAATCAATACAATTAACTATGGCAAGCACAACAACTTACGGCGACTTTCCGGGCGTGACAGTCACGACTGCTGGTGGCGCTATTACAGGCGTTGCTATCGGTCGTGAGCAAAAGCTCGTTCTCGTCGGACGTGGCAATCCGAACAATGGATCTGCATCGGTCAACGAGGCCACGCAGATCAATTCCCGCCTCGACTCTGATACGCAGTTTGGTGAGAATACCGAGCTTGCAGAGCAGATGAAGGATGCTCTTGCAAACGGTGCCAACATCGACTTCCTCTACGGCGTGATGTGGGAGACAACGGGTGTCACTGACGAGAATCACACGAGCACGACGTTTACGCTCGATAACAACCCGATTTACGAAGACACGAGTAGCACAGGATCTGGTAACGAGGGTAGCGGAACGCTCGTTATCACTAATGGATCGTCTGGAGACGATCTAACGGTCGAGTTCCGATACGATAGCCCACCGTCGTCACCGTCCGATACTGGTACAGCATACGTCAACCCTATCACAGGAGAAGTGGAAATTAACTCCACTGACTCTGATTTCGACGTGGACTATCAGTACCCCGATATCGCATCGGCACGCAGTGAGGCCGAGACGGTCTTCGGTGACGAGGAGACTGGCATCATCGCACAGCTTACG